CACGATAGCCGGTGTTGATGATTTTGTTGAGCCCGTTGTACTCGATATAGCCACCACTTGACCCGGCCGTATTGGTGGGGTTGCCCGTCCACACAAGGTCGGCATACCGGCGTTTGAAGTCGTTGGCAAGTTCGGTGGTGAGCTTGGCCACCGTTGACCGAAAAATTGAGTCGGGGGTTTGCTGGGTTAACTGCGTTGACACGTCGGTGCTGAACGGGTTGTTGAGCAAACGCAAATCCACGGGCGAGCCGCGGTTGATTAATTCGCCCATGTTATCCATACGGATGACTTGGCTTTTCATCGTCATTTCGCCGAACGGCCATACCTGCTGACAGAGTTTCAACGACCCCGCCACCGGTACGTTTTCATCACATGGGGCAGTGGGCTCGGAGCCAGTGGAACCGGTTTGCCCGGTGATGATACCGAACACGGGGTTGGTGTACTGCGAGGTACGCACATGCCCGGCTTTTTCGAGATAATCCTCAATACCCAAGGGCGGGATATACGTCGTAGTGATTGCGGGATCAAGGCCGGGGGTATTGAATAGCCCGTTGTTGCCAGTGGGGGCGGTGCCGGGATTGGCGCCGCTGGCCTTGTAGGCCGCCTTGAAGCGCTCGTTAAACTTGGTTTCTACCATAGCCTCAATATCGGCTTCGGTCATTGCTTTGTACTTGGTAGCCACTGCTGGTTATCCTCTCTGTTATTGGTTTTGGAACCACATGCGATACGCGGCTTGCTCGACTTCACTAAGGCCCGCCATATTGCCGTCTTTATCCACGACCACGTTTTTATGCGTGGCTGATGGGGCAAACGTTGACTTGGCTTCGCCCAGTTCTTTGAGGCGGGTATCAAGTGCCTCGAGTGCATCAACCATAGCGGCGGCAAATGATTCTTGTGACTCAGTATACGCTTTCATGGTTGACGCCAAATCGTCATCATCGGATTTGGTGCGCTTACCGTACCCCATCCCCATGCCCTTCATCTCGGTTGACAGGCGCTTGGCCACGGCGTCGGCAATTTTGCCGATTTCGTAGTCAGTCAACAACGATTCCTCGCCGTCGCCCTCTTCCTCATCTTCCATAACCATCTCTTCGGCGTCCATCTCTTCGCCGTCCATCTCGGCTGGGCGCTTGTCGCCCGGGGCCTTTTCGGTGGCTTTTTCGTCCATGGCTTTGTCGGCCTTTGCGGTCATTTGCTCATCCTCCAATGATTCCATAATTGCGTCGGTAAAGTCGTCAATATCGTCAAGCGTAATAGGGTCTAACGCTTTATACGACGTTCCCTGACGCTGTGCGGATTTCTCACGCGACAGCATGTTTTTGATGAGCGCATCGGCGTTTTGTTTGCCAACGAGCGCGTCAAGTTCGCGCCGCTTTTCCTCTTTTAACATCATCACTCCTTCGCAATGCTAAATGCGGTCATAGGATTGGCCGCTCGACCGGCGGGCACAATCGATCGCTCGAATATTTTCACCCGATGAAATACCTTGTCTTTATCGGGTTCGGTTGGGGCATGGTGGAAGCCAATCGACATCTGGTAGTCGCGTGACTTGGTGGCGGTGATGACACTATCCGCAACCGACGCATCAAGTAATCCGCTCTCGACCAGGTACTTGCCATCAGTGCTTACCGCCTGATAGTCAGTGGTGCCAAGCTCTAGCCCGGGCTCATGCCAAAATCGCAACGGGCCAAAATTACCACGGCGTGCCGTGCTTTCGACGGCGTCACGTAGTGCTTTTGTTGACACAATTTCGCCGTCACGGTCACGATATGCCGTGCTACTAATTGCCATCCAGCGATACCCTTTGGTGGTTTTGTATACCGTAAACGCCATTATCCTACCTCGTATCTATGGTGTACCACGTTAATCATTGTCATACCCTCCGCGGTTTGTCAATAGTGAATTACCCTACTCATCCGCCTTGATTTGGTTAGCAATCTTATTCGCCCACGATTTGCCCGCATCACCACCCCATAGCAGATGCGCAATATACCCGTTCGATGGGTTGCTGGGGTTGCTCCAATCGGGCCGCTTATCGACAGCGTGACGGGCAAAGAATGACACCATACGCATAATCGTGTCACGTGATACGCTTTTGCCGTTGCTTAAGTCACGCGCCCGGGCAATTCCTACTGATGTACCACCCCGCCCAAATTCCGAACGCAACGCCAACCCGCGCGTGGCTTGCGCTTGCACGCCAGCCGGTGGGGTGTACCCGTCATTAGATTTTTTGGTTACCCATTCGCCCCCACGCTTTTTGTACCAACTTGCCGCCCACGCGTTGGCGTACTGTGACGGGTATACATCAAACTTGCGTTTCGCTTGGGCGATTGCTTGTGACCATAATAATTTGTTAGTGGGCTCACTGGCTTTTGTGGTTTGTTCAGTACTTGCACCCGATTGCCCAATCAATACCGTACGCTTACGCGCCGCAATGGCCCGCGCTCGGGGTGATGCGGTTTCGTCATTGATAATCTCATCGTATGCACTGATTTGGGCATCCATCTTGGCTTGGCGTTGCTTGCGCTTGGCGGCGTCACGGGCGAGTAACTCTTTGGCTTTATCCTCGTTACCAGCTCCAGCGGCGGCGGCAATTTTGCGCCCAAGTACTGACGGGTACGCCATGCCGTCAATATTTTCCATCAACCCTTGTTCAATCAGGCGGGCAAATTGCGGATCGCTTGCGTCCTGTGGTTTGTCGCTGGCGAGGTAATCCCAGTCACTCGCATCGAACCCCAACGCATCCATAACCCCGGCGCCCGTGTCGGCTTGTTGGCGTTTCTTTTGCGCATCTGATACCGCCGCCCGTTTAGCACCACGTTTGCCCTTGTCGCCCCCTGCCGATGCAATGCCACGGTTGATTGCGGCGCGTATAACTGCTCCTTCACCACCCACCCGGGCAAACTTGCCGCTGGTATCGCGTCCGAGATTGCCGGCGATGACTTCACCCGCCCGGGCGCCGTACTTGCGTGGGGTACCGTTTACGCTGTCATCGGCTTTGGTGGCGGTCAGCTGTTTGATATCCGCATCAAGTTTTTCTCGTAGTGTTTGCTCGCGTTCATAATCTTGTTTTGCAAGTAACAGTGAATTATCGCTCGCTATTCCCTTGCCGTGACTAAGTTTAATTTTTGCCAATCGTGCTCGTGCATCTAATTCTCGTTGGCGCGCCCTATCCCGTTGACGTGTTAAGTCGCTTGCTGTGCCTGTAGTACGAGTAATTGATGGCGGCGTGGTCGGCGTGGTCGGCGTGGTCGGCGTGGTCGGAGCCTCAGGCTGTTTCCCAGCGCGGCGCTCAAATTCATCTAACTTGGATTGCCGTTTTTGTAGTAAATCTTTTGATTCGGCAATTTCCGCTTTAGAAAGCTTGCGCCCAACATTAGAACGTCCGGTAGTAACCCTGTCTTGCACTTCCTGCACACGTTGTTGCAACTGCTGATGCTCAGGACTACCAAGCGATACCGATTGCGCAGTATCAATCTCGCGTATCTTCGCAAGTCCTTTATCATACTCGGCTTCTAGCGTGCTATTACGGGCACGTAGGGTTGCCCGTTCGGCGCGAAGTTGCTCATAGCGTGGATCATCAGAACTATACGGCGAATCTGGTGTGGTGTACTTTGCCATCTCCTGTTGGATTTGCTCGAGTCGTGCGCTGTTTGCACGTCGTTCAATGACGCTATCCGCCATCGTTTGTTGTAACTCACTTTGACGTGTGCGTGACGTGGTCGGTGTTTCGGTACGGGGTGGCGGTGCGGCACTCTCAACCGCCGCCATTTGGTTAGCCGTGTGTTGATCGCGCGTCCACTTTTCCCCCGCCGCATCTCGTGCCCGTTGCGCAGCAGTGAGTGATTCCATGGTGGCGTTTTTGTCATTGATTGCGGCTTGGTATGCGTCCTGTGCGGCGGCGTATTCCGCCTTTGATTTATCCAAAAATGCCTGCCACTTGGTGGTGGGCGTTTCGGTACGGGGTGGCGCTACTCGTTTGGGCTTAGGGTTAGCGATGCGCTCCGCCCGCTTTTCGGCACGTATCGTTTCGCGTACTTGTTCGGCTGCTGACTTCGCTTGATTGCGGGCTTCGATGTGCGATGCCCCACCCGCACGAGCGGCACTGTATGCACCACGGAACGCCGACCCCGCCCGCCCTGGCTTGCCGTGTGCGCTTTGGTCGTGTTTGCCCGGCATATGCTTAAGCCGTGCCGTCAGCGTCTTGAGTGTGGGCGGTTCGGATTTGCTATTGTCGAGCGGGTCGGCCTCCATGAGCGGGTTAAGAAATAGCGCATATGCCAAGCTATCGCGCGGTACATCGTCGTATGACTTACGGGCTGGTAATGGTGGCAACATTGTCATATCCTTTGCAATCGTGCTACGAGGTTGGCGTATGATTTGGTGGTGTCGGTTTTTGGCTTTGTACCCCGTGACCGCTTAGGTACGGCGTCCCCAAGTTGTAACTTTGGCTTTGGCTCCGACGGCGCCGTGGTGTTGCTCTCATCGGGCTTTTTGGGCTTGGCTTCCTCGGTACGCTTGCCCCGGTCAACGCTTGCCCGGGTGGCGCTGGTGTATATCTCGGTGAGTGATAGCGGGCCACCAAAGAAACCACCCTGTCCTTCGGCGGGTTGCGCGTCCACCATCTTGGCAATGTCTTGGATAAAGTCACGCACTCGTGCCGGTCGGCTGGCAATGCTGTCAATGTGGCGCAATAATTCTACCTGCCCATCGGTGAGGTTATGCTTTTGCCCCTCGTTGAACATGTTGGATTGTTCGAGGTATACCTGTACCTTATCCTTTGCCGGTACCCCAGACAGCCCCGGGTTGCCCCGAATGCGGGCGAGTGTGTCGATAGCTGTGGCGATGTCGTTACTGGGGTCTAGCGCCGGGTTACTGGCGCGTGACGTCGATACAGTGGCGCTTAACTGTGGCAATGCACCACTAAGCCCCGCCTGTACCGATGCAAGGTCGGGGTCGAGGCTATCCAGCAACGAACGGGCCATACGGTCGCCGCTGTCGCTTTGGAACGTCGCCGTATATACCGCCGCCTTGGCTCGGTACAACCCCACCGGGTTTAGTTCGCCGTCGGCGGTCAGCAGGCTGGCGCGCTCGTTGTCGGGTACCACTTTGAGAAATGCGTTAATAAACTCTTTGTTCGCCGATGACCGTAGCGCCGCGTCAAGTGTCTGCCCTTCCTCGGACTTTAACTTTGCAATGGTGCTTTGGGGCATGGCCTCGGCATCGACCCGGGCTTGCTCAATCGGTGACATACGCAGCGTACCCGATGAATTAGCCTCGCGGGCAAACGCCACGGGATCAACGCCGGCTTCCAGTTGGCGCACCACCACCGGGTTTTTCATCTTGGCGACTTCGGCAGGGTCGATGCCCAATTCTTTGGCAACCCGCAACACCTCGGCACGGTACTCGGATTGTTTGCCCGGGTATGCGCTCCCGTCTTCCTGCCGTTGTAGCGCTAACGTTCGCCCGTTACCTGACAGCACCATACCCCGGGCGTCAATGATTGGTGACCCGGCGTCAATACGCTTGAAGTCTTCGGTCATCACCTCGGGGTTGAGCCCCCGGGCAATCTTGTCTATTTGCGCTTGGCTACTTGCCCGCCGTCGGTCGCGGGGTTGTAACTCTGCGTCGTACTGTGGATTGACCCCGCCGCCGCGGGTGTTCGATGGGATGAGGTCATCCATTTCGACGATACGGTGAGTCATGCGGTACGAGGTATTTGGGTCAACACCGTACGCCTTGGTGGGCGTGCCGGTTAGCCCTAACCCGCCGTCTTGTTGTGCCAGTGGCTTGGCTGGGGTCGTGGTGGTGGCTTGGGGTTGTGGGCTCAATCGGTTGGCCCGTTCGCGTAATTGCGCCGCGCGGTTGACGTTGCGCTGTTGTTGCTCGGCTTGCCGTACCTCACCCGATGCACGCTTGCCGGCGTCTAGTGCCTCGCGGTGACTTGCCCCACCCGACCGGGCGGCGGTGTATGCGGCGCGTGATGCCGACCCCGCCGGCCCCTTGCGTCCGTGGTCGGCTTGGTTGTGCTTGCCGGGGAGGTGTTTGGTGGTGGTGCGCTTGCGCTTGGCAAGTAGCGCAAACCGACGCTTGCCACCGGGCGTCATCTTTGCCCAGCGGTGTGCAAACTCTTGGTCGGTGGCAAATGCCCAACGCCACTGTGCTTGACTCTGAAATGGCATTGCTTACCTCCCGTTCATTTCTACGCTAATCGCCCGCTGTACGATGATGGGGAGTAGCTTTTGATACTTGATTACGGCCGTGTCTGTCCAGATGCGGGCCTTGGTGCCGGGGTGCTTGACCTGCTTGCGATAGTTTATGGTAGTGGGGTATTTGGCGTTCTTACTGCCGAGGAACCCCGGGCGGGTCTTGGCGCCGTACGACCCGAACCCGTTCCACGCAAACCGCAGTGCCTTGGCGCGCTTGACGCGGATAATATGCGGCTTGGTGCCCACGTCTAGCATACTCCACACGGCATCATCGGTACCCACGGCGATGGTTTCGGCGTCAACGTCGGTACGGGTAAACTTCGGCTTGTGGTTCCATGTATTGGTGGTCGCCACAAAGTCAACCCGCGCCGCCTCGCCCGTCATGTGTAACTTGTTGATGATTGCCCGTTGCAGTTTCACGGGGTCGGCTATCTGGGTAATGTCGAATACGACCTTTATAAACGTAGTACTCATATCAGTTCTAACCCCCGTATCAGTAGCGGGCTCCACTCACGCTCGCGCGCAATGCACGTGCTGCAGCTATCATCGGCGCCCCGTCGCCAAAAACAATCGAAGTCGCCGGCTTCCTCGTCAATGGTTGCAATTTCCCATGAGCATTTGCAATTCGTGTGACAGATGGTACCCTCGGCGGGCATGGCGGGCAATGGCAATCCACCAGTAAACCCTGCACTATACGGCTGGCGTAGTGCCGGCGCGTACATATCCGCCCGGGCGCGTATCTGATTGGGGGTCATGTTGCCCCCGGCGATGGTGTCGGCGAAGTTGTTGAGGTAATTCAGCTGCGCCGCAACCATCTCGGATAACTGGCCCTGCATACCCATACTCAACGGCTTGCCATCGTTACCCGCAATCATCGCCGCGGTTTGGTACTGGGCAATCGCCGCCGCTACTTTGTCACGCCATACCGCCACGTCATCGGGATCAACCGCGCCGTCGTTTTGCTCGGCAAGGTCGGCAATACGAGCCGTGGCGGCGCGGATTATCTCTAGTAGTGCGTCAGTAAGCTTCTGTAGCGGTTCCTCGTTCATAGCGCGTCCTGTGCAATCGTGGTCGCCTTGCCCATGGCCTTGGTAATCAGTGCCATGGCCTCATCGTTGCTTATCACCCGTGGGGGTGGCGTACCCTGCCACGTTGCCCGGGTGCGTAGTCGTGACGGGGTCAGCGCCTTGAGCCGTGCGGTTAGTTGTTCGGGCTGGGGTACGTCGTACCAGGTATCACGGTTGCGGTATGACTTCTGCCCGATAAGTTTACGCCGTATTTGGCGCATGGCGTTCAGGTTGTCTTTAAGTGGTTGCATAGGTACCGGTGTCTGGGCAATCTCGGTGGGCGACGCGTCAATGGTGCTACTTGCCCCGATGCTGTCATCATCGGACACCGTGGCGCCCTGTGTGCTGTCGGTCGGCAAAAACTCTTTGGGCATATACCCGCCGTCCACCAAGACATTGAGCGCCTGTATCGGGGTGATGGTTTGGGTTTCGATGAGTGTCTTAAGCGCCCCGGCCCAGGCGGCGAGCGTGTCGGCTTTTTGCTTTTTGTCTTTGAAGTCGGCGGCGGCAAATGCGAACGTGGTTTGTGTGGGGAATACCCGGTGCGTGATTTCGTGACTAAACGCCCGGCGCCACGCCGCCAACCCGCGCCCGTCGGCACTCTCATCGAGGATGGTCGATTGGGTGCCGGTACCGAGCCCTTGGCCGCTCAGTGGTTGCACCTCCCCCACGAAGATACCCAGCGCATTGGCGTATCGCAAATACGCGTCTTTGCGTTCACTGTCAGCGTTGAACCCGTCGGGGATTTCGGCAAGTGGGATTGTTACCAGCGACGGCGTTTCGTTTTTCAACATGGGGATAATGGTTGACCCCTTGTAGACCACAAACCCCTTTTGTTTGGTGCCGTTATCGCTTGACGTTAACGCGCCCTCCAACTGCTGGGAGCTAATCCCGTTCACGATGTGAATTGCGAGGTTGCGCGACCCGCTGATTTTTTCGCGGATATACGTTTCCATCGCCGTCATTTTTAGAATCGTTTCCCATGCCCGCCGGGCGGCGCAAATGCCATACCCGCGAAACTCTACCCGGCTTGACGGCATATCAGATAGCATAATGACATCGTCATAATTTAGCAGGTGGTGACGCCCAACGCTGTCGATATACACGAGCGGCCGTTCAGGATCACCCGTACGATAGCACCGGATGCTGTCGAGGTGTCGGAGCCCGACAATACGCGACCCCGCCGCGCTTGATTGGCGTACAATCTCAATGAACGCCCCGTTATCGGTGGTGAGGTAATCCCGCAGGTGCTTGCCCAGCCCTGACACATACGCGCTGTCGTAGTCGAGCATAAGTTGCTGGCATTGCTTGATACGCCGGGCGCTGTCGGCGGTATCGTTGATAGTGAACCCGAGCGCGGTTTGCTTACTGATTGCACTGTTGACCGCCGATGCCCACATGTTTTCAATCATGGGGGTTTCTGACAAAATCACGTCGGCGTTCTTGGAGCCGTACGCCGGTAGCCCCGTGGCGCCCTTGACCCCGTCAAGCAACCCGGCGCTAAAGTATGACGACCACCCCGCCGGCCCCAAGAGTACCGTAACCGCGCCTTGTGCGTTCGCGGTAAGCGTATCGTCGGCGGTTACAGATTTCTTGATTACGTCGGCTATGTCAGTCATAAGTACCTCAATATAGATTCAATTCCAGCGCCCGATATGCGGCCATGGATAACGCCACGGCGGCGTCAATTTTTAGGTGTGATTGGCGTTTGACGATACGCAACTTGTGCCCGGTATCGTCAATCTTTGCATCGGCGTTCATGAGATGCTCGCGGAGCGTGGTCATACTGCCATCATGCCCGATACCCCGTTGAATAATCAATGTGCGGAGCTGTGCATCTGATTCAAGGCGCATGGCGCTCTGATTGAACGGGTCACACCATACCACATCAGTTAGCCGTTGTGCGAGGTAGTGGAGCTGGTACGGGTCATACGCCACTTGTATTACATTATACCGTTCTATCAAATCACGCAATACCAATTCTATTTGTGTGAAGTCGATACTACTATCGCCATTTGGCACCCATACGCGCTCATAGCGTACTAGTAGCCCCGTATCGTCACGCGGGTTACGTGATACCCCAATCAGCGCAAACGTGTCGCCATTAATCGCCGCGTCAAGGGCTATTACCATCGGCTGGCGCCCGTCAAGTGGTGGCACGTCGGTGATACACCCGTCCCACATGGCAATGGACGGGAGGAACGCTTCAGGGCCGTCATCATACACCCATTCACCCATACGCAATCGGCTATACCGCGGGCCGGTCAGTGCGTCCAGCGTGTCAAGCGTCCGTCGCCCCTGTGGCGTCCAATCACTTCCATCGTGGAGTGTGGGGTTATCCTCGTGGCGTGAGGTGAGCATCGTCAGCGCCCCGCTACTTGCCCGGGATAATATCCAATGTTCGGGGTCATCGGGGTTGCAATCCCCAAACAGCATGGGGTGTGGGGTTACGGCACCACGTCCGGTCGTGCGGGTGGTGAGTGTTTCCCAATCATCGGCGGTGAGTTCCTCGGCTTGATTTACGTAGATGTAATCACGTTCGCCTGACAGGATTTTTGCGGCGTTATCCAGCCCACCCACATACACGCGTGATCCGTTGGGGTATACATACAGTGACGATTTGGTACCCCCGTATGTTTTGGGTTGCATTGTACCGTACTGTATCACCCGCTCCCACGTGTCGAGCGCCGTACCATACAGACTTGCCCGCACCTTGCGCAGTATGGTAGCCCGTGCGCCTGGGTACGTGGCAAGGAGGGTATGCAGGCGATACAGTGTCGCAAATGTTTTGCCGGTTTCACTTGGGCCCGCTACAATCCACTCTTTGGCCGTGAGTGATTGCACGGCAAGCGCCGCCCCCCGAAATGCAGGCATACGAAGCGCACCGGCTCGACGTCGGCGCTCTAACTCTAACTGCATTAGCATAACAGGGCTGGTGGTGGTCATAGGCTTGTTAGCGGTGTTTCAACCGCATAATGGGCGATGCGCTTCTGTGCAATCGCCACGTACTCCGGCGTGATATCAATGCCGACAAAGTCACACCCCTCGAGTACACTAGCGCACCCGGTGCTACCACTGCCCATAAACGGGTCTAACACTTTGCCGCCCTTAGGCGTGACCATGCGTACTAAGTAGCGCATGAGGGCGAGGGGTTTAACGGTGGGGTGATGATTGGCACGGGGTTGTGTAATTGCGCCAAGGAATCCATCCCTGCCATCCATTACACCTGCCGATTGCCACTCTTCGTAATACAACCCCGCCTCCCGCTCCGCTTTCGACGCTTTGGCGACGTAGAAAAAGCGTGACGGCTCACCAAGTAAAAGCGCCGCCTCTTCGTCGAGGATGACGTTGGCGGGCAAGCGACCGCCTGTTGGCTTGTTTGCACTAATGTCTACTGCGTGCGTACCGCTTACCGAAGACTTGCCCGTGTCAAACGTCGCACTACCCTTGCTGATGTTTGTACGCACTGGTGTATCCCACGCTTTTTCGTAGCCATCAAACGCTTCAAACCTCGTGCCGTCGATGTTTAGCGCACCGACACCCCACGCCCGGAAATTGTCTGCCACCGTGCCACAAAGTGGCTTCCGTGCGAGGACGGCGGGTTCGTGCGCTGGTTTGAGCGCCGTGCCCCAGCCCTGCCATTGCTTTGCGAGGTCGGTGGCGGGGGCGGTGAGGTCCCATGTTTTATATATTGTTTTGCCATTAGATGGCAAAGCAATTTTTGTACCTGTACTCCGTGCTTTTTGCCCCGTCACCTCCCGCTGTCCCCACGCCTCGCCCGGCCGACCTTTGGGTCCATTCAATGTCCAAATCAGCGTCCGCACGTCGTCGGGCACGTCATCCAACGTTAAGCCGAAGAGGTCAAGCAGTACGGGTATCTGGTCAAGCGTTGGCACCGATGGCTGTGACGCTTGCGACGTCCAATGCCCTGCCATGCCATTGAATTCGAACGCCTTGTCGATGTCGGCGTTACTCAGTCCGGCATTGTCACGGGCTTGGCGAATCCACGCCGTGACCTCCAGTGTCTGCGCTCGGTTGTGGCGTTGCTTATCCATCGCCTTGCTCACGTCGAGCGACTTAGGGAATCCGCTTCCATAAATCCACTGTATTTGGTCCCGTATCTCAAAGCCGGCATCTTCGATAGCCACGGCGAGGCGGTGGTACGTCCGTGAGCCACCAAACGCAATCAGATGCCCGCCTGGCTTAAGCACACGATAGCACTGTTGCCACACCGTCACATCGTAGGCAATGCCCGAGTTATCCCACGCTTTACCCATGAAGCCGAGTTCATACGGCGGATCGCACACGATGGCGTCGATGCTTGCATCGTCAAGCGTGGCGAGGACGGTGCGACAATCGCCGAGGTGTAGGGTGTGGGTCATATCGTCTCCTTCACCTTGCGCATCATCGCCACTCGCTCCATCTCATCCATGTGTGGGTGATGCCTAACCTCGCAGTATGCCATGCGCTTCCCGAGATTGTCAGCGTACTGCAAAATTAGCAGGCTCCCCTTTGCGATGGTGTCGTCGGGAATAAACTTTACAAATTTTCCATTGTCCTCAATGAATTGCGGTTCGTCATTCATCGTCTACATCGCTTTCCATATGGATGCTTTCCCATATCCACTGCTTAAAATGTGCAAGATTTGGGGGGATGACTGCCGAATACCACGGCGATGTGTACTGATTGTCAATTGCATACGAATCATCACCGGCATAGTACCGCCAGCATGTACCATCCTCGGCACGGTGCACGTAAAAAATGACGGTGCCTGCATGGTACTTTTTTGCCGTATCCTTGATAGTGCGAAAAAACTCTTTACCATGCTGTGCGAGATACCATGCCGACATCTGCTGATCGGCGGCAATGCACTTTGTGACGTCAATTCCGTAAGCACTCGAATATCGTGTAACCGTTTGGCCGTTGATTTGCATACCATCACGTTTTATCGTCACGTGATACGCCACGCCGTTGACCTCTACGGTGCCAAGTAATCCGCCTTTGCCGTCTGGGTGCATCACTAATTCGTTGTCGAATATGTAGTACTTGTGCGTCATCGTTCCACCTTTGGCAACGTGACACCCCGTTGCCCCTGATACTTGCCGCCTTTATCCGCATAGCTCGTTTCGCACGGTCGGCCACGAAAAAAGAGTACTTGTGCAATACCTTCATTGGCGTATACACGGATAGGGAGTGATGCGGTATTACTCAATTCGATGGTGACGTGTCCTTCCCAGCCCGGCTCTAATGGCGTGCAATTCACCACCAGCCCACAGCGGGCATACGTGGATTTGCCCACCACCACGCACAGCACATCGGCAGGGATGCGGAAGTACTCATACGACCGACACAGTACAAACCCGCCCGCTTCGATAACAATGCTATCACTAATGACGGGGTGCATAAGGTCGGCAAGGTTTTTTTGTTTGGGGTCAATAATTCCCGTATCGGTACCGCATACTGTCCACTCATCGGTACAGCGCATATCATATCCGTATGAGGTGACGCCGTAACTAATCACCCCGTTGCGTACCTGATACAATGCCGCATCATCAATCATGCCGTGGGCGATACACTCGCGAATCTCGGTGTCTGACAAAATCATTGCTCATTATCCTTTAGAAAATTGCTCAATCATCCGCTGTAAATCGCTGTCACTCATGGCCGCTAACTCATCGGGGGTTAGCGTGACGTTTACTTGCTTAGTCGCCACGGGGGTATCAAGCCCTAACAGCTTTGCTCGCCGTTCCATGATTTTAAGTACCGTTTCGATTGCCCGCCGATCACCCATAGCGGCTTGCTCCCACATCACCCGTTGGAGGTCATCAAGCCGCGCGGCCTCGATTGCCATGATTTGGGTATGATGTTCGCGGGCTTCGTCAATAAATGTTTTGATGGCGGCTTGCACATCACGGTACACCAGACTATGAGCAACCCCCAATTCAAGCGCAATGTCACGATACGATAACCCGGCCTTGCGTAGGGCAAATGCCCGGGCGGCGCGTTCAGTGCGGGCTGGTGATTTAGGATTGCTCATGTTCACTCCCTATGGCGTTCACTTACTCCATACGTGGCAAATGCGTACACGTCACCATGGTCATCACTCGCATGTACTTCACACTCTAATATTATAATATATGCCGGTGGTTCCATAAGTAACTCGCGTAACGTCCGAGGCCATACGTTATAATAATATTCGCCGGGCTTCAGTTCGGGCGCCCCGTCGGCGCTGTGCGTTTGGCGACTGGGGCCGGCGCATGTTATGACCACTTTGCAGGTGTCGTGCATAAATTGCCACATAGCCCCGATGATGCTCGCCGGGTCTACGTGTTCGAGTACCTCAGTACAGATGATGGTATGAAACCGCTCACGCAGGTAGTAATCTTGTGACGGGTCGGTGATACCCCGAATATCAACCACGTAATCCACATTGGGGCCGGGTACAATATCCACCCCGACGTATGGTTTGAGGTCGCCCCATAGCTCACGGGCTGAGCCGTTGATATTGATACTGCCAATCTCTAACACGGGCCCCTCGAAGTAATTCCCGCGCCGTATCTTTTTCAGATAGTTCATTGCACTATCGTGCATAGCGGTACCCCCAATCATCTAACGCCAGCACCTGCCGGCGTACGTGGTCAAGATTGATAGCCGTGCCTGGGCATGTCTTGGGGCTGTTACAATCGCGGTGCCCCTTGAGGGTCTTGGGGGTGGTGTCAAGTTCGCGCCAATCAAACAACGCCCGTACGGCATGGGTAACGAGTGACTGGGTTGCATCTGGCCATGGCGTTTTATCATAATCGCCAACCACCTCAATACCCCACGTCGTAGGATTGCACACCGTGGCATGCACCCCACGCAGATTTAACGGGGTGAGTTGGAATATTCCATCATCGGCGGGATTGGGTGCCCCCGCACAAATAAACAAGTGCGGCCCCGCTGTCCAACCCTTGGCAATGTAGAACCGTTTCAGCGACTCAACACTTGCAACACCCCGCCAATCGGATTGTACGGGCTTCCACGTGTGATGGATTACCGCGCCACCCACCCAATTACAGATACGCCGATCATGCTGAAATAAGTGCTCTCGGAACGCTTGCCACGTAGGCCACTGTCGTATGTCGGCATTAAAGTAGCTCATGAGCCAACACGTTTTTGTAATTCGGTTACCCCAATCGCCTGCCCGGCCGCCAAAATGCCGATGATGATTTGCTGGGCGCTTGATTGTATGGTGAGTACGCCACCCGCCGCCAAAAACAACAACCCCGCCGCAATAAACCCCAGCAACACGGCCGCTATTGGCCATACCCATGACGGGGTGGCGTTGCCGTTGCGGACGTTGTAATACTTGAACAAATCAATAATGATTTTTACAATCATTGACGCCGCCATTGAGTCGGTAATCGTTTGCGTAGTCATGGCCTTGCCGTCCCTTCGCTTATCATCTTGAACACGTATGGAAGTAGTGCCGATATGGCACCAGTAGCGCCCGCAATCATCCACATTTTTCGCTCGACCTCGTACAATTTGGTTTTAATCTCACTGATTTCCGCCTTATTGTCATTGAGTAATTCATCAACCCGCTTAGTGAGGTGTTGCACGGTTACCCGCAATTCAACCAACATTTCGCGCATCTCACGGATATCATTTTCATTCATTGCGGCCCCGCGCTAATCACATCTTATGATGAGTATACCAAACACCCCCAACACATTCTAGACGGTGTTGGGGGTGTTTGATAGTTATTAGGATAGTTCCCGTGTTTTGGTACCAGACGCATCGCCAACAACACGCGATGATTATATCATTACTTTCGCTTGGTCGCCTCAATAGCGGCATCCCATCCCCGGGCGAATTCCTCGACCATCATCTCGTGATGCCATTGTGCAATTTTGCGCTCGTACCAGTACCAACACTGGGTTATGGTGACGGCGATAACCATAATCATTGCCGTGATAGCCAACCCTACAAGAATCGTGCTCATATCTGCAACCTCCATAACGCAATCAATACCACTACTACTGCGATTATCCATCCTCGCACGTGCCAAATGGTGCCGTACCATATTGACCATACAAACGCAAACCAAAACGTTATCGCAAGTACAAACCCGCCAAACATTGCAAATATACTCATTCAAAAAACCCTTCCCATGCCTGAAGAATCAACGGCTTAATTTGCGCATCAATGGTTTGTTCTTTGTTGAGCCAATCCACCCATTTGGCAATCTCCAATTTTAATAATTCATCTGGGTTGGGGAGTTCTAATACATTGGCGTGATACGCAAACCGAAAATTGCATTTAATGTTGTACCCATGGCCCCATGATGTGGTTAATGTGACATTCGCCACTTCATGGCCAAACTCATTCACAGGATAACGATTAAGTATAGCCAATTCCGCATGTACTGATTTGTTGTTTGAAAATGAGTATACGTGATGCATCAAATACAACACACGAAACAATACTGATTTAGTGTAATCATTGCTCATTATTACCGCTCCTATTGATGAATTGTTGGCGTGGTGGTGTTGACTGATGGTACTGCTGACGGCATGGTGATTTGTGGGGCGGCGGGTGGTGGCGTGGTTGGTATGGCACGGCAAATTATCACCAGTGCATAGGCGCCAACAAGTGCCAAAATCAGCTTACTTCGTGGGGTGAGGTACTTCATACTTGCTCCTGAATCCACAGCATAGCGGCGGCATAGGTGAGGGTTGACAATCGTTTGGTGCGGTACTTGTCGATCAGTACTTGGTACCGTATCACGGCCTGATACCCATACTCAAGTTCTTAGATAGACCACTCGGTACTGCTGGTGGTGCCACGAGTAAGGAGGTTACGTTGTTTCATCGCATCACCGCCTTTTCTTTTAGTATTGATATCGCCCAGCCTTTGGCTATTTTCCGGGTAGGGTGAAACTTGCATGCTGTCAATTTATCGCCATTCCATATCATGCATTCATGTGAATCCGCCTCTTCACTGTGGCGTATGGTGACACGGTGTTGCGGCGCGCCAACAACCTCGTAGATGAAATACCCGAATAAATCTGTGCGCATGTATTGTAGTTTTAGTCTCATCGCATTACCGCCCGGTCGTCATCGCCGACTACCAACCACTTATCCCAACACGCTTTACTTGACCGCCAGTGTCGCCAGCCCAAACCACCCCGCCACAACCACACAAAACTGTCGTACTGATTGCGTGGCGTGTCCAGCTCCGCATTAGTGTACCCATTCATCCACAAATACGTAGCGTCGTTGAACTGCCATATACCGCTGTCACTCGTGTGACTCCTCGCGTGCAGTTCATAGCTACCAAGCGTCACCGTGTCGCCACTCTCACACGCCGCAATCGCTAACGCTTCGGGGGTCACCATCAGCGGGGTTGGCGTGCAATGCCCTAGCGTGCAACTTAAATAGACTAGTAGTTCAAACATGATTACTCCATCCCTCTACACATGTGCTAATCGCTCGTATCATCCCATTTTGGTGGTAGCGCTTAGCGCATCCGCATATGAACCACAACGTGATGTATGATGCCGTGTCCTGATGCCGTGCAACCACCGTGTTATAAATTTCTTGAGTGGGCGTGCTGATCGTCCACAGGTCATTGCCCCGACAGACGTCTACCTTTTTTGGCACTGGCTCGTTTGGAATGCGCATTGCTTGTGAGTCCTTTCCGATAGTAGAGTGCGGCAGTCTTGGACATGCCGTACTTTGCCGCTACGGCACGTGATGACATGGTAAGTAAATCCGTGACGAATTGCTCATCTTTGAGCCGCGCAAACTTTGCGTATTTGCGCGTGACTTTGTATTTGCGGCGCGCTACATTGACCGCTGACATGGACACCCCGTAAATCGCCACAACCTCTTTTGCAAGGCGGGTTTTAATCGCCTGCTTAAACTCTTTTGACTTCACAGTAAGCTTTGCGCCAACGCCGATTTGCCGGCGCATTTCGAGGATAGACGGCCCTGACCAGCCGTATTTATATTCAAGTGCTTTCACCTGCATACTGCGTACATCACTCACCCAATCCGGGTATTTCTGCCAAGCCCCAGACGATACCAGGCCGTGGGGCAATCGGCCGCCATATGGGCGCCCATGGGCGCGGCGCAACTCACGGCAGCGCGTTTCGCTAATCCCGTAGCTTGCGGCAATCTCTGCGGTTTTGCGGGTGGTATCAATGAGTGCAATCTTGAACCCCGGATTATCCATGATTGATGTGCGCGTCATTGTGCAAGCTCCTGTACTAATGCACCCACTATGGCGGTAATTTCGGTCTGGTTGCGTGCGACGCGTACCCCTTGGGTGAGTGATCCTGTTTGCTTGTACCGAACCATGATGTATGGGTGCGGCTCATTGACGAACCGCACCCCCACAAACACGTAGTACAACAAGCGGCCAATTTGGTGCCGGGCCTGTAGTGCGCCGTGGTCGTGTAGTATCATCCCAGCAGCCCTTTTAGGTACTTGCCAAACGTCACCAGTTCCTCGTAGGTCATCTCATGGGCTTGCAGGCTGGCTAAATCATGGTCAATCTTTAACCCCGCATTGGTGCACTCTTCCGCCAACTCAACAACCCGGTTTTGAGTCTTGAGCCGGGTTTGTACATCGGGTTCAGGGTCGCGTTGCTGGGCTACTTGCATTTCCATCCTACTCGCTAACGATTTGCTCGTAGCGAAGCCGAGGAACGCCAGCGCCCGACCTAACGCCGATGTTTCGGCATCCTCGAGCGGGTTGGTTTTCTGCGCGCCCTTCTGGGCGTCGAGCCGAAACGATGCCATTGCCGACGCGCTTCGGCCGTCGTTGAATGTGACCATCACCCGAACGTACCCCAGCACGTCCGACATCATCACGGGATCGCTGCTGACTACTGATTGGATGAGGTGCGCGGCTTTGGCGACCCGTTCCGCCACACTCTCGTAATCATTGAGGTTGTACATTGCCATTGGGGGCGCTCCTTACTTTGACGCGGTTATACGTAGGGTGGCCTTGCGGACAGCGTCTTTACGGGCGCCGTTGATGATTTGAGCAATTTCGGCAAGTATGCGAAATGTATGCAAATCGCCATCTTGTTGTGCCTGGGCGCTAAGCATAATAATCCGTGATAGCGCGTGATTGATGCCCGCTTTATCATAGCTCTGTGACGTGCTTGCCGGGGTGATTGCGGCGCTCCCGACGTGGTCAACCTTGATTGGGCCATGTGCTGATACGTAGTCTTCGATAACGCGCCGCAAATCGTCCTGCATGGCTTCGTGGGCCTTGATTTCGTCGGCCATGGCGAAATAGTCTTCCAACCATTTCGCCACCTCGTTAGGGGTGGGGTTACTCATTGCAATAATCCTTTCACGGCGACCAACTTCGCCAAGCTATTCAACAGCTGGGCGACCGCGGCCCGGTGGGTGGCGAACAATTCCTCGATGGACTCGGGCTTTTCGTCGTAAGCCTGATAGATTTCCACAAACCCATGCCCAGCCACCACTTGGGCAACTACGTGCCAGCGGTTCCCAATACCGCGGGTATACCCAAACTCAACCCGCACCCCGTCATCATTGATGTAGACGTCTTGAAATGTCGTGTAGTGATCCATTGTGCTATACTCCTTATGTGCCGGTTGCTCATTGCCGGCACGCTTCAATTACTCCCCCTGATTCCCCACACCACCCACACCACCAGCGCCGGTTTCCCCATCACCGCCGCGCTGTGCCCGGTGTTGCTCGAGGTAGCGCGCGATGCGCCCCTCAATTTCGTCAACCTGTTTCATGAGCCGCTCGGCTTGGATAGGATTACCGCGGCTGATAGCATTGCGGTACCGGTCATTGGCGACCGCGAGCCCCATGGTCAGGGCCTCAAGTGATAGTTCCATCGTGTCCCCTCTTTCTAAATACGCTACTCATCAGTGACGGCGTAACCGTCATACACCCCGGGAAGGTTTCCGCCCGGGGTGTTTCGTAGTGTTACAACACTTCTGGGATTGCCATGTACCATAGTAACGGCTGGGGCAACCGGTTGCCATGTGCGTCGATTGGCGTGACCGGTCGGTTGCTCATACGCCAATCCCAGATAGCCATGTGAATGTCAGTGAGGGCTACGCCGGTGTCGTTGGGGAGGTGGCTGGCGACCACGTCGGCCAATTCACCAACCGGCGTATAGTGGACGTCGTGGGCTTCGTGGATGTCGTGGAGGATTTGTTCGAGGTGTTCGGCGTGGTATTTCATGGTTGCTCCTTTCGTGGTGGGGCGGCGTGACCCGCCCCGACCGGTCTGTAAACTACTTGCTAGTAATCATGGCGTCAATTTTTCGTTCCCAGCCTGCCCGGTTTACCCAGCGCCCTTGCCGGTCGAACCAGCCCCGACCGGAGGCGATGGCCTCACACGTTTCGGCGTGGGTCAGCACTTGGCCGTCGGCGCCCCAGGCAACCCCGAAGGCCTCGTTTTCGTTAATAGTGGCGATGACTTCCGCGGCGGTTGGGGTGGTGGCTTTTGCGGCCTCTGCGGCTTCGACCCGTGCCCAGGCATCGCGGACGATTTGGCGCCCCATGGGGCCGGTCAGCTCATCGGCGTCGTACTCGGCTTGAACGGTCTCGGCGTACTCGCGAAGCTCGGCGGTGGTCATGGTGGCGAAGTCTTGGGTGGCGGGCTCAACCGCCGCCATCTGGTTGGCGGTGTGCTGGTCGGTAGCCCATTGAGCGCCGGCGGCGTTGTAGGCATCTTGGGCGGTGGTGAGTGATTCCATGGTAGCGTCGGCATCGTTCAGGGCAGTCTGGTAGACGTCGCAAGCCGTGGCATACTTGGCTTTGGCGGTGTCGAGGAAGGCCTGCCATTGGGTGGTTGTCTGCTGACTCATTGGGGGTCTCGCTTTCTCTGAAAACTACTCTAATTCCTATCCACCCGTATATTAGCATAATATATTATTTGTTGTCAAGCGGTTTTATAGACTTCTTTTTGATGGCCCCGCGCTGTCGCTTAAGTGCGTAGTAATGCGCCTTGGTCATGCCGTACCAGCGCTCGGCTTCCTCTATCGTGATGCTGAATAGCTCGTTATCCGATACGTGCTGATATATCTCAGCAAGCGTCGGCGCGGAATCAATCTTACGGCGTCGTTTCGTCATCGCCGCCCCGCCTTCTGGAACCAGTCGCCCACCGACCACGCCAACCAATCATCACCTGCTTCGACCACCGCCACGACGTCCCGCACCGTCAACCCGGCGGGTAGCGTGAATCGTATCATCTCGCGACCGGTGGCGCGGTCGCTAATCATGACCATTAACCCATCAATAGCCACGGTATAAATACCGACATCGTAGCAGGTAAGCCACGGCTGGGGCTTGCGTACTGTGGTAAATAATCCTAGTTGCATAACACTCCTTTTCTTGTGCTATCCTACTTCTACCCCTACGCGTCGATAATGCCCGGCGGTGCCGATGTTTCGTGACCGTGGGGGTGCGTGTAGTGATCACTATTGACCACTTTTTAGTACACTACCAAACTTCGTAAACACTCGCGTAAATGCCTCCAAATCGCCCCCAAAGTAAAAGAACGCTTGACCACGGGTGTTACTGCCCCCCATGGTTATTCCGTCGCTCTTAACGAAGCGTATGCGCTTTGCCGTGAAACACACGGCATTGCACGACCCGAGCGCCATCTGGAACCAGCGCGCATCGGTGGCCACGTTGACCAGTACAATCGTTGCCGACCCGTTGACGCGGTGATTGTGAATGATGGTATTGATACACCGGTCAATCAGCCCGCGCTCGTAGGGTGGATTAGCGAACACGGTTTTCACCACCGGCCACGGTGTCATCGTGGCGTCATCGGCGGCCGTGTAGTAATCATCGGCACCGACCAGGGTATTCGCAACCTCACAGCTGAACGGGTCAAACTGAATCGACCCCAACACCGCCCGCACCGCATCGATATAGACCGGCGGGGTGTACCACTCATTGGTACTGCTCGCAATCAAGTACTGTTTCTTTTCTGACATGGGATAATCTCCTGTTTGCTCATTCCTAAATCTATGCTATTATATTATTGTATTGTTGTCAATGAGAGGGAGGGGTAATTGGAGGAACAACTACAGATTGCGCTATTCGAGTTTTACGCGCGGGCATCAGGACAGATACCGGCGCTAGAGCTAGCGTTCCATGTTCCTAACGGCGGCGTTCGGCACCCCGCCACCGGTGCCCGGTTTAAGGCGATGGGAGTCAAGCCCGGCGTTCCTGATGTACTGTTGCCCGTTCGGTCGGGGCCATATGTTGGGCTGGCTATTGAGTTAAAAGCCGGCAAAAACAAGCCCACCGATCACCAGCAATGGTGGCTAACTGAATTACGGGTAAGCGGGTGGTATACCATGGTCGCTTACGATTGGGTGCCCGCCGCCGTGACCACGCTCATCTACCTGGGGCACGACCCCAAAGCATACGGGTTGCCTAGCGCAACCCTACAAACACTATAAGGAGCAATCATGTCACAACGCGTCCGCCCACCCCGCTATGTGGTGACCTCGTTTACCATTGAACAGGACCAATACGACTGGCTCGCCAAAGAGGCGATGCGCCTCACCACTGCAACCCAGTCCCGGGTCAGTATGTCCGAGATAATCCGGGCCGTTATCGCCTCAATGATGAAGTCGAAAGCCGCGACCGATGCACACACAGATACCGAATGAAATGTTTCATATGATGCGCCATATGTCGGCGTCGGCATGGATGTGTTACACACTGATATGCCGGCGTACCATCGGCTGGCATAAGTGTGCCGACGTGATTAGCAACTCGCAATTTTGTACTGATACGGGGCTATCGAAGCCCACGGTAATTCGGGCGCTTGCCGAGCTGTCGGCACTTGGCATGGTGGAAGTGGTGCCCACCAAAGTGCACGGCCAACCCGCCAATCAGTACACAATTGTAGGGATAACTATTGACACTTTCGGTAGTATCATTTTTTTACCCCCTAGTATCAAAACGTTACCCCCTAGTAAAGAATCTTTACTCCCTAGTAAAAAAACGTTACTAGGAGGTAGTAAAGAATCTTTACCCACAAAAGAAAGAATACAAAAGAAACAAACTAAAGAAAGGAAGGGAACGCGTATTGCGATACGCGACCCCGCGTTGGATAGTTGGCAAGTGTTAACGTATCAGCAAATTGCCAAACGTCATATACCGGTAACGTGGCGACAAAAAGTAATCGACACGGTAACCGATGAAGCGCGCTGGAAATCGCTACTGGTACAATGGATTGGCTCGGGTTGGAACATCGGCAACATATCAGGAATATTGCAACGATACGAAGGAGCGTCAAATGAGCGACGAACACCACGACAAAATGATGGCGGGGGCAAACCTCCAACCTCTAACGGCCTTACTGTCCGGGAATATCTTGAAGCCGAAGGGTACACCGGACTTCAATGATTACGATATGCTTGGCATTACACGACACGACATGACCTATTACGAACGCTACCAAGCGGTGAAAGCGTACTGGGGGCAACAGCGCAAAGCGGGGATGATCAAGAAGCGCGCGCCATACCCAGACCCCGCTAACGTGACGCCGGGGTGTAACTGTGATGGGGCCGGGTGGTATATCCAGCGCACGGCTGCCGGATTATCAGAGATGAAAAAATGTGCGTGTGGGATTGCGGGCCCATCGGCGTTTGAACGGTCGCTCAATCGTGAGTTGGATATTCTCGCCAATCGCACGTTTGAAAACTTTCATCTTGACCGTCCGTACAAAGACACCCCAGCCGCATCGGCGACGATGCAACGCGCTATGGTAGAAAACGCTGTAAACAAGGCCAGGAGCTTCGCAAATACGCCAAGTGGCTGGTTATATATCCACGGCACGTTTGGTGCCGGAAAAAGCCATTTAGCGGCCGCTGTGGCGAATGTGTGCGGACGTTCCCACCGGGTGATATATCGGAGCATGCCGGCGATGCTCGACACGATACGCGAAAACTCTCAAATGCTGGATAAACTGTTCGACCAAATCAGCAATGCCGACGTGGTGGTGCTTGACGATATCGGCGCCGACGGCACGCCGACCGAGTGGGCGGAAGCCCGTATTTTTCGCCTCATCAACGACCGGGTGGATAAACCGACCGTATACACCTCCAACGTTGACGTGTGGGACTTGCCCTACCATGAACGCATCAAAGACCGGCTAAACGCCAGCCGCCGGGCATGGCTCAATACCACCAGTATGCGAGGGCAAGTATGAATAATGATGACATTCTTTTTCGGGAGTTAAGGAAAAAACTGGCTGCTCGTTTGGGCATTGATCCTGTTAATCACCAGCCATATGTTCCTCGGTACGACGTAAGTTTTGAGCACACCGCAAGTAAGTATGATTTGGGTTTTTCGGTGCGCGTACGTGCAGACAACGTGTTGCATGGCTGGGAGATTTGCACATGGGTGTTTCTGCCAGTTAGCGGATTCCCCGGGATAAGAGATGTGTATTTTGTGCCGCACATGCCAAAAATTAACGCATTTCTGTACGCAATGCCGAACCAAGAGCACAAGTTATGGAATTGGCGGCATACCGATGAGGACGGGGTGGAATCGCAAATACTTACCGATGATGAAATAGTGGTGGTTTTGCAACGAATCAAAGGACAAATTTACGGTGGTTAATCATAAGGAGCAAGTATGATTGGTAATAAGCACAATGATGATGCGCACAATATGCATATGAGCCTCATACGGGCAATGTACCGCGCCATTGGCCATCCGTTGCCCGAACCAACACCCGAACCAACACCCGAACCCGAACCGCCAATCGTTGACCCAATCGACAAAGCCGAAGCCGAGTACCAAGCGCTGGTTGCCGCGTTTCATCGGCTACGACCACGGAACGGTTGGAGCATCTCCACAACCAACCGTGATGAGGTGGTGTATCAGTGTAGCGTGCCGATTGACGGAGCAAAGGAGCACCCGTACTGCGTAAGCGTGTTGTATCCCGTACCGCTTAAACGGTTTGTGGATTACCTTACACAGGAAGCCGAGGAATTAGAAAAACTACGGGACTTGGGTATCAGTCGCAACTACCCCACCACCAATCAGCAATACCAACCCGTACCACCGAATTACATCACACAGGAGCTAGACAAACAGGGGTATGATTTTATCCCGGGCGCGTTCCTGGCAATCAAGCGTACCGGTATGTGGGCAACCGCAATTAGTAAGGAAGGCGGGCAGTAATCAAGGAATCCTTGACACCTCAACTGCCGAGGAATCCTCGGCAGTTGAAAGAGAAATTTTCTCCTTAACTCACAATAAATCCTTGTAAGTTCGATTTTTATGCAATGAGAGGACAATAAATAGCATGAAACAACGCAATCAGCTATACCGTACAATCCGCTATGCACGCACCCGGCGCAAGGTAACCATGCGCTGGCGCATCACCCTAGACACGGCCTTTGCTGCACTAAATCGGGTGTTTGATACATTGCCCAAAATCATGCAATCACTGGTCGAGCAGATACGACAATCGGCGGAGGTATTGCGCCTACCATGAAACGCAACGTGCCCATAATCCAACGCTTGCCCGTGGTGCTGGACGACTTCAAAATTGAGTACACCACCAACGCGTTTACGCTGTATCACGTGTACATACCGATCAGTCACCATGTACTGTTATCGGTGGTCAACCTCGGGCCAATGTATGCAATGAACCTCGATGTGACCATGGCGACCAATTACGAGGTGATGCTCACGTTCCCACGATTTAACAAGTTAGTCGATACGCTATGTATGCACATGAAAACCCCGCCGGGTGTTGAGCGGCGGGGGATGACACTAGCACAAGTGAACGCGCTTGCAGAGGAATTGCGGGCACTGGTATAGTTACGGCCCCGGCGGCGTTGGCCATGATACCGCACCGTCCCAGCCCTGCGCTTGCACCATCTCCGGTGTATCGCGTAGGGCTTTACGGTATACCCGCCACTGTGCAACCACGGCAGGCGTTAGTGGCACGTCGGGGAGTTGCGTCCAATCGCACATCATAAGACGGCTATCACGCTCAAACCGCAGTGCCGCCATGGCTTCGGGGTGAGTATAGGGCTTGTCGATTACCTCGGCGCCTTCGGGTGGCTGCGGGTACTCGGTACCGTAATCGTCATAGTACGAAATGCTGATGGTGAAGGGATCGTAGATGCGATTAATTACTAGCACTATTTAGCTCCTGTCAATTGTACGATATGTAAAAATGGCGATTGTGCATTTTGATTTATAGTCACGTTCACACTTGGCGTTACCGTCAGCCGTACCACGTCGCCCGTCGTATAGTATCCCATCTGTATATACCCATGCACAAATGCACTCCCAGACTGCCCTGCCATGATTGCAGTGAAAACGCCACCCACAGAAATCGAACCAAAAGCGCTGTGGTTGGTTGCAGAGGTGTACACGAGGCTGATTGCGTAGTACCCATCGGTTGGTATCGTGATGGCTGTACCCGACCAGGTGAAACCCTGGTTTCGTGTTTCGGTTTGCCACGTGATAATGGTGCCTGCCGTGGTAATTGCCAGCGTCGCCGACCGGGTGAGGGTAAGCGCTGCGCTCGGTATTTCTACGTTCGTTTGTACGTCTACCTGCTTTTGGAGTGACTGAAGCCCGCGGGTCAAACTCATCATACAAGCCTCAATTCTGCCCGCTCGGTGACGCCGTTGGCGTTGATGGTGATGTCAATTACATCAAGCCGGGTGGTGTACTGTGTTTTGTTGAAATCAACCGTAAGGATGTCCCCCACGTTGTAATCGACGCCACGCACAAATTGGGGTGTCTGAATGAGTGCGGCGCTAAAGCTGAACGTCGCCCGATTGGCACGGGTGAGGTTCAGCGCAGCCGTGTTTACTGCGGCTTGTGACGTTAATTGCGGGTTACTGTAGAAGTACTCTTTGCGATTGTAGAGCGAGGCGGTAATCTCGGTACTAAAGTTTGTACCGATAAACCGCGCCGACTCTGTACCCGCCCCAGCCGCAATAACGGCGGTATACTCTTGGGTGCGATCATAGGTAAGTTCAACCTGCTCAACGTTGCGATTTCCTAAACTTAGCACACTCTGCCCACGCCTATCCTGGCCGAAGTACTGCGGGTATGTGTCAAACACCCACGCGCTCCCGTTGCTCGTTATCTGTCCGACAATCCACGTTCCTGATTGTATACTCGCCTGACTTGCGGTGGTGATTGCCTGTAGCAAGTTGTTACGACTGCAGCTATACGTCAATAGCACCCCGTCGTTGGCGTTGCCGACCACGGTGAGGTTGTCAATCGCCACGTAGGTATCAACCCCGTCGCGGTTTGCGGCAAACCCACTGGTGAGGTTTGTGCGTACCAGTATCTTCATCAGATTACCGGCGTAGACGTTTGTGAACGTGCTGTAATTGGCGAGCCCGGCATAGTATGCCACGATGCGCCGTTGGAGCAGGGATTGCAATGACAACGCCGTAACAGTGATACGGTCATCGGTAATTTTCCAGCCGACCGTGAGGAACTCGGTAGCACCCTCGAGGAGCCCCTGCTGATTGTTGATTGACCGCCATACCGTCAGGCGATAGTCAACGTTACTTGGATTGAACCAATTAAAGTATGTTACCGCGGTGACCATCTCCATAGCGCCAATACCCCCATCACCACGGATGACATACCGGCATGACTCAAAGTCACTCACGAACCCCAGCACGTTCCCGGCACTATCGGCTACTCTTACTGTGTATGTAATCATGTGGCGTTAACCCCATCGAATAGTGTGTTATAGGTTTTGCGCCAAAATGCGGCAATGTCGATATTTGCAGTCGTGGCGGTGGTAACATACCAGTACATCAGATAGTTTTGACCCGGCATGATACGCTGTGAAGTGATGCCCGAGCCGAGGGTATACCGCAATTGATTGCCCATCATATCCGAGGTAATTGTACCGGTGGCGGTATTGATTTGTACAAATTCTTTGTAGGTGATGGGCAATTGCTTAAACGATATAACCGTCTGCTGGGTCAGGTTAGCAACCTGATTTAATACAAAATCATATACCACGGAATCGTTGTGATAGATTTGCCAAAAAATTGGTGAAAGCGCCGTTCCGTCATTAATAACTGAGGTTACATAGCCAGATGCAAAGTTGTCATTAATTACTCCTAGATATAATATATTACCGGGAGTTACGATAGTACTGTAATATCCGTTACCAAGACCTGACGCGGCCATAGGCGCTAGTGATTGACCGTTGTACCATACAAGTCCGTTAAAATATCCTGTATACCCGCCGCCGCTGGTAAATGTTCCCGACAATACAAAGCCATTATTGTACGGTTGAATGTCGTAAACAATTCCATCACTTAGCCCTACATCCAATTGATTCCACACAACCCCGTTAAACGATGCCGCGCGAAGTAGTGCGGTCCCTGCAAATGTTGCAGTAAACGAGCCGCCAATATATAACGCGTTGTCTACGTCAGATGAATATATTGAGTATACGTAGCCCCCAGCCGATACGTTGACGCCGGTATAAAATGCAACCGTTGTACTAAGTGCGCTAGCATTGATATAACAAATGCCCGTAAACGCGTTCACAGCACCGGCTTGTGACGTGCTAAACGAACCGCCAATATATAATCTGTCGAGGTTATTATTGTATGCCAAGGATAATACGTCGCCGTTCATGCCATTCCCAGTACCTATCTGTAACCACGCACTAGCGGCTTGCGATGCAACGGCCACACGATATACGAGCGTCCCACTGGTGGCTGCAGTAAATGCACCGCCGATAAACACTTGATAGGCGTACCCGGCGCCGGTTGCAGAAAGCCGCCTTGGTCTGATGGCGATTGCATACACTGCCCCGTTGACCCCACCACCAACCCCACCACCAAATGTTGACCATGCACCCGTGGCAATCGTATACTTTGCAATGCGGTTAGTCGTTACAGCGTTTGCCGTGGTAAACGTTCCGCCCACCCATAAATCGACACCGTCAGGACTTACTGCTAGTGCGTATACGGCCCCGTTTAGCGCGTTAAATGCACCACTTGCCATTATACTTAGGGTGTTTGTGCTTGGTACATACTTTACAATATATGCAGAGTTGGCCAATCCATTGAATACGGTAAAATCCCCGCCTATAAATATTGTTCCATCATTTGCCACCGCAAGTGCGCGAGTATTTCCATTGCTCGTAAACAACTGCTGAACATATTTAAATAATGTACTGTCGCTTGTAGTGGTGAAGTCTGGAATGTAACTTAATGACCCATAACTGTAATTTAAATTTGAAAATGGAACCCGAAACCCTTGAGTGTTACCGTAGAAGAACGGGTCAATCATGTTTATGGTAATTGACACGCTATACGCAAGGTCATTAGACAGCGGCATGTTGGCCGTGTTCATAATAACACCGCTGAAATACATTGGCTGTCCAATGCTTTCACGACCGTCTTTAAACTGAAATACAAAATATTTTGGTTGGCGTATAGCAGTTGTATCACGGCCAAAGTACTGTAGAAACGTACTTACTTTACGCGCTAGTGACGTTTTGTCGGTACTCGATATACGCCCTATAAATGTGATTTGCCGGGGCGGTATGAGTATGTCTTGAAGTGATGCGCCATCAGTGCCGTTAAAGCTCACTATTTGATTATTATGGGCTGGGTTATCGGCTCCAATAACGCCTACAATCGTAAATCCTAATTTGTTTTGCAAATCAACAAGATCGCCTCCATTAGCAGCCCCAACGCTTCGTGCTGATGTACTTGCATGAGCTTTACCTTGCCACGTATACTGTGGACTTGTTACCTGCGAATTACTAACGGTTCCAATGGTTGAACCGTCAAAATATGTGGTTGCGCCTTGATTTGGCGGTATATTTGAACCACTAACATCAACTGTTTGTTCAATCTGCACCGCATCAATTACAACGGTATTTGATGTATTTGTAGTTATACGAAATGTACAATTTTTTGTACCAATAGCTGAAGGAACATAAAAGTTTAATATTATTCTTGACCAATTATTGGTGATTGGTTGTGTTATTTTTGCTACTGATACACCTATGGTGGTAAAAACTTCGATTGTAATTGTGTATGAAAGGTTCCCGCCTAGCTTTTTTGTAACATAGCCATAAAATGAAATTGCATAATAACCCCTTGATTGAATAGGAAACGGTGTTGTTGTGCCATAATCCAAGTAAACCGAAGAAGTGGCAGACCAAGACAACGACCATGCCCCCGCCCAAGGATTGTTAGCACGAACAATTGAACTTGATGATGACCAATTATCGGTATTAGTTTCAAAGCTTGGATTAGTGCATAGATTAGTAGACGCCCTCGGCGAGATAACCCACAACGTCCCGTCGCACTCATTGAGCGGCGATTGCGTAGCCGATGCGTCGGGTAATTGATTGAACTGTGGTAGCGTCATGATGCAAGCGCCCCCATAATAGCAAATGATTGTATTGTGTCACTAGCTGATGCCGTGGTACTAACCCCGAGGTTGTACGCCGTGGCGTTGCTGTTATTATAGATGTTTGTCACCATGCCACGGGTTGCGCCAAATGCGGCGGCGTTTGCGGTGGCGCTAATTGAATTCGATAGCTCATTAGCCGCTTGTGTAACCGCCGTGGTCTTGACGGTTTTGGGCTCTTCCGGTTTGGGCTCTTCCGGTTTGGGCTCTTCCTTTTTGACCTCAACTTTTAACCCGGCGAGAAACGAATCAATAATCGACTTACCCAAGTTATTCATCCACTCGATGATGAGATTGACGTTTGCTTTTAGGCCGTCAAGTATACCGGTCGTCACTGACTTGCCCACCGTATTGCCGTCCCAGATACTTGCAAATGACTTCTTAAGCGTTGCCCACGTGGTATCGAGCCACTTGGTGAAATCCTCCGGAAACTTTGCCAGCGCTGTTTTGGTGTCGGCCCACGCGTTCTCCCACATCTTGACCACCCTTGCCCACCCATCAGCAAACCCCTTGGCGATGCTGTCGCCGGTGGTTTTAAGCCACTTGTCGAGGTCGTTGCCGAGGTTCGTCAGTGCCTTATCAATCAGCGGGCCCGCATCGTTGAATATAAACAGCACCGCGTCCCACGACAGCTGGAACGACAATACAATGAGGTCGTATATCGTGCGGAGCGCCCGCCCGATGTTGAACGCAAAGTTGATAAAGTACTGGGCAACCAGTGTCCAAAAATTATCTAGCACGTACATCACGCCCGATACAATGTTATTCCACGTGCCGATGATGGTTTCTTTGATGCCCATAATCCATACACCAACCGAGATAATGATCGGTTCGATTGCGGTCATGATGATGGTGCCGATTGCATCCCACACCCCAGCAAACCACACTACTAGCGCGTCCCACTGCTGATAAAAGTACACATCAAACCCGTCGAAGATTGCGGTAATGGCTGCCATGTGCGTATTGATAATACCGGGTATTTTACCCATATCATTAGTAAATACTGCGTTGAGTACCTCTATAATCCCTGCCACGGCCTCATACATCACTTGAAACGCCGTTACAAGGGTAACAAGTACAAACTTAATTGCCGGCGCCTGAAGGATTACGCGCAATCCCTTAATCAAATCAGCGACTACGCGCACAAGGCCAACCAACGTAAATCGTATTGCCTCAGAGATGAGCTTAAACGTACTCACGAGCGCGTCACCGCCATCAGTGCCAGCAATCCCCAAGACGTCCCCAAGGTCGGCAAAGATAGTTGACAGTTCGCCCCACATCTCCATGCCGATTTTTTGCACGTCATCAAACGCCACAATCAGCGGTTGCACTGCTTCGATGAGCCCCGGCGGTATGATGTCGTTGAGTGTCTTTTTGTCATCAAACAGCGTCAGGAACGATGACGCCAACTCATTCACGTAGGTATAAAACTGTTCGATGTACGGTAAGATATACGTCCCCAGCGTGATTTGAATTGCCTCAAGTGTGCCCTCAAAATTGTCACTCGCAAACGTGGCGCCCTTCATGGCGGCGTCATATTGCTTTTGTACGCCGTTGGCTTTTTCCATTTTTTTCGCAAACTCATCCATGCCCGCCGTGCCGAGGTCGGCAAGTTTTACCGCCGCCTGCATGGCGTCATTACCAAATATTTGCTGAAGCGCTTGCCCTCGTTGTTCATTCGTCAGGTTTTTGAGGCTATCGCCAAGGATGCCCGATATTTCGGCCATGCTTTTGAGATTGCCTTGCGCATCATAAAACGCACTCGACCCGAAGTTAGTAGTGATTGACTTCGTAATTTCGGCTTTACTCAACCCTTCGGATTCTTTGAGGTATTTGGCAACTTGCTCGGTGAGCGTTGCCATATCCGTACCCAGTGGCTTGATGCCCTGATCGGTAAGAAATGTCATCATCTTTGACGTGTTCAGGCTAAACAACCCGAGCCGCGTCATCGTTTCCTGTGCTTCTTTGGTGGTAGGACTTAGTCGTACAAGAAAGTTTTTGAACCCGGTGCCCGCTTCGGCGCTTGACCCGAATGCGCTCGATATGGCGCCCATGGTCATAACAAAGTCTTTATACGTGAGTCCTACCGCCTTTGCCGTACCACCCGCCTGGAGCAACCCACCCGACAACCCCGCCACGTCAGTAGTGGAGGTATTGGCAACCTGGGTCATGATGTCCATAGCTTCGGCGGCAAACTTGGCTTGCTCTGCAGCCGACGCACCCGCAGGCACAAACGAGCCTACCTGCTTTGCTACCAAGTCGGCAGCCGTTGCAAGCTCAAGATTTGCCCCGAGTGCAAATTGCAATGTATCGGTATAAGTGCCAGCGGCAAGCGTGGCGGGGTCAAATCCGCCCTTGAGAAGGTTTGCATATGCGTCGGCGGCGTCATTGGTTGATATGGGTAACTCTTTACCCACTTTGATGATAAGCTTACGGATTTTGTCTTCGTTTTTAGCGACTTCTTCGCCACCAACCGCTAATATTTGATTGAATTTTGCTTGAAAATCGCCCGCAAGTTTTGGCGCATCGGTGGCAAACTTCAGGATTGCGCCCCCGGCCTCCATCATTTTTTGCGTAGCAAATCCACCAACCTGCCGAAGTGCACCCGTCCATACTTCTTGAAATAATCCCGCTTTGCCCTGCGCTTGGGCGGCGTGTTTAGATAGATTGTCGATTGCTTTACCGGTATTATCAATACCGGTAGTCGGGATGTTATTGATTTTGTTTGCGGCGTTTGCTGTGGAAGTGGCAAAGTCAGTCATTGCTTGGTTTGATTCATTTATCTGACTAAGCCACTTGGTCACCCCTTCGGCGACCAGCATAACGCCGGCTTTTGGTAAATTTGTCATGCTGGCCCCTGCCTACTTCTTTCGGTTCGCTTCGTGGTTATAGATAGCCTCGAGCCGGTGAATGATTTCATAGTGCGCTACCGTATCGGCCTGATCTTCCTCATCGAGGTCACAAAATTGCATCCATGTAAGGTTTGCCCAGCGTGCTGCTTCGCGACAATGCAATTCATACGAGTACTCTGTTTGCCCAGCGGGGAGCTTGATCCGCTCAATCGGCCGACGTTTGTACTTCGCCTGAAAACAGGTTGCGGCGCAAGGCCACCATCTCCTGACTCGGCAGCGACTTGCCGAACACTTCAAACATCAACGTAGCCATATCATCTTGGGCTTGTGCCACGATGTACGCAAGCGTGAACGCCATAACACCATCGGGTACTGTCAACCCCATCGCCTTGTACGCCGCCTGAACCTCGCGCCCTTCCTCGAGGTACGGTTTAAGTACCTCATTCGACACAACCCCGATTTGGGCAATAGCCTCGCTCATGAGGTCGGTAAACGTTTGGGCAACGATTGAGTTCCATTCCTCCACACGCTCAACGTATGCCGGGTCGTTAATTACTTCAATTTCGGCGGTGATGTTGGGACCGGTCTGTACCGTTTGAATGGGCGGCTTGGGCTTCGTGTCAGCGTTGATTTGCTCGGCGCGTACCTTCAGTGACTTCATTACTCCGGCGGGTTGGCGTCGGATGGTTAGCGTGATACCAGATACCGGTAACGTGATTTCGGCGTGTTTCATATCGGCTCCTTAAAATATAGCTCCGTGGTACTGCTAGGAAGCGCGGGAGCATCGCGTTTTCGGGCCGTCGCCCTATCCTAGCAGGTGAGTGCGGTTATTTGATGGTTGGGCCTGCGGTGAGCAAAATGCCGTCGGCACCACCGGTCACAAGCCCGCCAATCGAGATGTAATTCGCGGCAATGCTGGGTTCGGCGTACTTCGGCACGGCAAGCCGGCTGATTGATTGGAACGTGGGCCAATTGAGCAACCGGGGTGATCCGCTGGCGTTGTTAATCCACGTGTTGCCACCGTCAAGCGTGGTCACGAGGTAGGCCACATTGCTGATAGTTTGCCCAATCCAGATAACCTCACGAGTGGCAATCTGAATGTCATTGATCGCCCCGGTGCCGGCGTTTTGGAACGCAAGCGTTGTCCACGATGCGCCCCGAGTGGTGGTCTTGTACACGTTGCCGTTGTTCCCGCCGACGTACCATGTGTACTCATCCATCGCCGCCACGGCGTGCAAAATGGTTGAGGCGGGCACGGTGGCGTTAACCCAGCCGTTACCGTTGCTATTCGAGAAACGCACCACCCCAGCAGCGCCCGTAGCAATGATGGTGTCATTAACCCCGGTAATGCGATGCAACGACGCACCCGCACCCGCATCAATCGACGTGGGGGCAATGGTGACGTCATTGGCGCGCCAAATAGCGCCCGATGATACATACCAAATCGAGGTGGGGGATTGTACGTATACATCAACCATAGCGGCCGGCATGGTGATTGTCTGCCACGTGGTGGGGGCGCCGGTGTTTTCGTCTAGTACCGTGTAGAACACGCTTGTACCAGCGGCGAGGAATAGCACGTTACCGGCAATGTCAATAAAGGTGGGTTGGTTGGTGGTGCCGATACCAGTAACGGTTGAGGTTGACCACGTCACGCCGCCATTGAGTGTATACACGACTTGCCCGGGTGCCGATGGCGATCCCACGTTGGCACGGGTTACCGCATAGATGAATTGCGAGCCGTCGTTTTCGGTGCCACAGTTGGCGCACTGCACATTCGTGCCGTACACAATGTCAATGACTTCCACTACGACCTCGGTAGTGGCTTCCTCGCCAAACCCTAACGAGCCGACGGGGTACGCCGCAATGCCGGTAGCGCTGACGCCATCAGCCAACATTTCGTCGCTGGTGGGATTACTGCGGGCGCCCATGTCTACGGTATCAACGAACTTGAAGCCGCTATAAATCATCATGTAGCCTTCCCAGCCTCGGTTAAAGTCTGAGATGTCGCTACAACGGCCGTGTACTTCGTAGAGATTGAATTCACACTTGGGCGCCATGAGGATGCGCGGAATCCCACCCCATGACTCCATAAATTGGATTTTGATTTGTGGCAATGCGGGGGCTGCAACCTTGCGCCCTACCAGCTTGTACCGGCCGGGTTGGCGTGGGTCGGGGATAAAGATGGGGTCGATTGCGCCGTTCGTGGGGATGGTTGCCGAATCGAGAAAGTGATACTCCGTATCAAGCCCGAAAAAGTATGCAGGGGTACCAGGGCCGCCGGGTTGGTAAAACGTGCGTGTATTACCCTGTTTTAGCAGTTCATTTGCATCTAATGGGTTAGCCATTGGTGCGCTCTCCTATCCTGTAATAATGCCGGTAACGCCTTGTATCTGTTGAACGGTGCGCCATGCAAAGATGTGCCCCCGTCTGCTCCCAAATGGATTTGTCGCATCGTTGGGTTGTGCGTATGTTTCATTCGTCGAACCAAGCCGCATGACGTCTAATTGCCATTCGCCAAGCTCCTTGTTTGCCGATGTACATGCACATACCGGGCGGGCTAACTCTGCGGCGGCAAGTCGTGCAATAACAATGTCAAGGTTTTGACTATCATTGCCCGCATAGTACCGAAACGTTACCCGATCGGGTGGGCGACACTCTGAAAAACCAGTGAGCCCCGACCACTCCCCCGTACTTGCATTGTAGACACTTTCACCGGTGTATACAATACCCTGATTTGCATCACGGATATTTGCCCGGGCTGGGGCATAGGCAAGCTCGGCAGGGTCGCCCGTGGCGTTGTTGAATGTCCACACGGTCGCCCATGGCGGGAATGGCCGTGTTTCCCATATCATGACCGCTTGCGCCGTGTCTAACGTGGTGCCCGTATCGTCGCAATACCGCCGTGATACGTTGACGGTCGCAGCCAGCGGACTCCCGGCGGTTGGTGGTAACACACTAGGGTCGAGTTGCACCGGGCGAGGGACGGTATAGAGGATAGGCCGCACTAGTGTGGGGGTGTTGAATAGGATTGTGGCGGTGGTACCGACAATGCTCACACTTCGCGGGGTGATGATATTCGCCCCTACATCATCGTACACATAGTCAGCCGCAACAAACGTACAGTAGACCTCACTTGCCAGCGTGCCAGCCGGTACCGTAGCAATAGCGCGGGCTGTTTCAAACAACCCGTCGCCATCCAAATCAAGATAGGTGAGTGTTGGGGTTACGGGCGTGGTGATATGCTCATACCCCATTTTTTTGATATACCGGTCGGGCAATTGAAACCCCATCCAGTGCCCGGTATAGTCTGACCCCGTGTACCGCGTCAACGCTTGATTGCCAAGCCGTGGATAGGGCAGCGTTACGGTGCGAAATGTAGGAGACGGGTAAAAATGCGCATACTCAAAGAAGAGGTCTTCGGCCCGTTCGATTGACCGGCGTATATCCTGACGTCCGGCACGATCAGCAACCTGCCACGCATACTCGTATGTCACGTCTGGGCATTGTGATGTGACGGGTATCATTGCATTGGCCAATTGATATTTGTGCCATGGGTGCATACCCATAATTTGAAACCACTTATACAACGGTAACGTCATGGGATGCTCCTTACGGCATACGCAACGATGCCCGCACACGCCAGCAGGTGATAGTCACCAAACGCCACCGCCACCGCCACCGATAGCCAAAACGATACACAGATAGCGCACGTAGCCCCCACGGTTACCCAATGCGTAGCCCCAAACACTTGGGCAATGATGGTGCGATACCATGTGAACACCTCGAACGGCCCGTCCATTACCGTAATATCGGTCGCAACACGGTATATGATGGCGCTCCACACAATGATTGTTACCATGCTGTCCAATTCGATGCCTTTCGCCGCTCAAACAGATTGCCGTCACGACTAAACAACAGGCTGCCTTCCTCATAGGTGGCGTCATAGTTTTGTGCGGCGCCAATCATGGGGTGATTGTGGTACAGGATTGCATAGGGTGATTTGTACCAGATGCCCTCTTGTTTGGCACGGGTCACAATCTCATTGTCGCCAAAGTTATGGTCATACCACACCGGCCAGCCACCCCACCGGCGGATTACGCGCATTGATACAAGCCAGTGGCACGCATGCTCATCGCCGTACCCATCGCCATTGAACCCAATTACCGCATCACGGTTTACCCGTGTATGGTAGTCGTAGTCACGGTGCGCTCGTGCGAGCCAACCGGCCACGGGTAACAAATCATTTGCCACAGTGGCTACCAACACATTATCATCAAGCGCTTGGGTTGCCATGCTGAGTGCTTGCCAGTACGACAAGCGCGGTACATCGGCAATGATTGATGTCACGTGCGCTACTTCTGTAACGACCGCCTGTATCGTGTCTATATCGTCACGACCACTAACGGCGATGTAGCGCGCTGGGGTGTTGGCCGTTGCCCATAAGCGCCGAAACGCGTCAACGGTTTGGGTTGTGCGCCCACGTACAGGCATAACCACGACAATGTCAGCCACGGCGCCCCCGCTTGACGGGTTGTTCGGGTGGTGTAGATAGTTGCGCCGCTACTTGTGGCATAACGGCTCCAAGCTCCGCCATAAACGCCGCCACGGCCGCAGGGTCGGGGTTGGTGTGAGATTGTGCTACCTCGGCGTTTATCGTCGCTTGTGGGGCTTCCTGTGCGGGCGGTGGGGCTTCCTGTGTAATCGGGGTGATTGCGGTCAGTGGTTGCGCTTGAACACTTGCCGGATTATATACGGGTGGGTTGGTGTACTCGGGCATCGGCATCACCCGGCGGAACGTTCCCATGGATAGCAGATAATCAACATCTTCGAGCGGCACGCTGATATGACGCACCGACGCATTACGCCCGGCCTTGTACGTACGCCCGCTGTCGGGGTGCCGTAGCATAAATGCGCCTTGCATCGGTCCGATATATTCCAAAATTGCACTACCATCGGTAGCGGTAGGGATTGCGGGCAATGAATTAACGACCCCGGTCGCAACCCGTCGGTCACTCCCGCCACCACAACACTTTGCCATTTTGATTGCTCCTTCTGCATTACGGTACGGCTTTACGACTTGCGCCATAAGCTCCGCACCCCCAGCGACGTCGATTACATGATTGATGCTATGGGTGTACTCATACACAAATACCGGGCCTACGACAAACTCACCACAGTACCCGGCAATGGCAAGCCGTAGCCACAACGTCCAATCCTCCCACCCTGGCGCAAGCTCATCGAACCCGCCCACGGCCATTACTCCTGCACGGGGCACGAGTGCCGTGATTGGGTGGAGGTTAAACACTTCCATGCGCTCTTGGTTGTAATCAGGTGGGCGCATGTGCTTACGATCAACGTAGTGGCTGCTATAGGTGTAATACGCATTGTGGCTTACCTGACCCCGTAGCATGATTTCTAGCGCGGTCGGCAAAAGGTAATCATCGGCATCAAGAAATACGAGGTATTCACCCCGTGCATGCCTAATACCGTGATTGCGTGCCACGGCGGCACGGTTGCCTACTTGCTCGCCATAGGGTATATATCGGTTCGGGCTGTCAATCGTGATAATCCGTGCATCGTCATACACGGCAAAGTCTTGACCGCCGTCATTGATAAGAATGACCTCGAATTGCCCCACGGTTTGCCACAGACACGACGCTACCGCCGTGCTTACATACTGGTGATGTTTTGCCCCAACGGGAATGATGATACTTACTGCAATCATGAGTAATAGCGCCGATGCTCCCGGCGCTACCCCCTTTCAGATTATGACGCCCAGTTTGAGTAGAACGACGCACCGGGGAACGAGGTGTTACCACCGTCTTGGAAGAACGAGGTGCCGGGTTCGTAGTCGCGCTCATGAATGTAGACGTTGTACCGAATGTTATCAATACGGGCGGCGAGGAACGGCGTTCGCATCACCAGACGCTTACGGGTGCGCATGAGTACCTGCCGACAGAATGATTGCGGGCTGAGTAACATCATGGCAAATCGACCGTCGCCCGACACTTTGTAGATTTGGTCAGGTGCCATATCGCCAAGCGCCGATTGCATGCCGTACGGCCCGCGATAGTCGAAGTACTCCATGTAGGACAGCATGCCGTTGGTCTCACTGAATGAGCCAGGGGCGGCAAGTGGTACGAGGTATGCACTGGATTGGAAGTTCCCGGCGCCCACGTTCAACTCTTCCATGCTATTGTCGATGATGACCGGCACTTGGGTACCGTCGATGAGCAGGTATTGACCGGCGCGCATGGCGTCACGCATTGCTACTTGGGTATTGGTATCGACAAACGCGGTGGCGTTGCCCGTTGGTGAGGCGGCGTAACAACGGTACGTGTAGTACGCACATGGCCACACTTCAGTGAGTGCGAGGAACAGCTGGCGACGCATCACCCAGGCATGCACCACAGGCCCGAATTGGATTTGCTCGGCAAGTAATCGGCGGTCGCGGGTGGCTTCCACGAAGTTGCGTACAATCGTCACGGCGTTGTTCTGTACAATCCCGTTGCCAAACGACAGTACCAAACTGTCGGCAGCCGAACAGGTCGTACCGCTGATGGCGTCACGATAGCCGGTGTTGATGATTTTGTTGAGCCCGTTGTACTCGATATAGCCACCACTTGACCCGGCCGTATTGGTGGGGTTGCCCGTCCACACAAGGTCGGCATACCGGCGTTTGAAGTCGTTGGC